CCTTCTCGTAACCGTCCATTTTTTTTACTACTTCGTGAAGACCTACGTAAAGCCTTTGCAAATTCTCTACTGTATGCTGCAGCGCTATCAAGTTCGCTTGTGTTTGAATTCCTTTGTTTTTGATTTTTATTAGTTCTGTTTCTTTCATTACTCATGATGATAGTGATTACAAATCGGTCTTGTTGAAAATTAAAATTCTAACCAAATATACGATACATACGAATGCACTCAAAAATGTTATAAACTCTACAAATTTCGAAAAAAGATCTCCCATTAGAATAAATGTGTAAATCGTGCTATCTGTCCGAATTCTTTTTCATGAATAAAACCCTCAACAGCTTTAGGGGCGTGTTGATAGCCCTTTCTGTGGTGCCAGGAGTCAGTTCCAGATGGTGATCTAAGAGCTTCGACAGTGACGCCAATAAAATCTTTAGACATCTTATGATGTATGTGATGTATGTATACATATCTGTTTTTTGCAGCAGACCAATCGTCTCCAGCTTCTTGCGCCATCAACAAAGGCAGGTCTTGCGTTTTAGCTCCATCTCCATGAGTTGTGCCTATAAGGTTGTTGTGGTATCTGAAATACTTTCGGTGAGCTATAGACGTGTCAAAGGTTATGTTTTTACACGTGTTATACCACGATCTTATAGAATCTGATAAAAAGAACCCACTTTGATAGTCGTGATTTGATGGATTAAACATAAAGTGTACGTCAGCTACCTTCAAAAGCTTATCTAAAACATTAATGTATAATTTCTTTGCTGTAAGAAAGTTCTCGTACCACATCCCATCAGTATCCTGTGGTGTTCCACTTGTAGTAGTTCTTTTGGGTGTGTCGTAATGAAGAATATCGTTACCTGCAACAAACAATATTTTATCAATATTGAAGCCAGAGGATTTCTCTAGGATTCCATCAACACCATCAAGAACCCTTTGTACTGCAATTTGTGAATTGTAATCCTCGCCTGTTTCGAATGAAGAAGCTAGCTTCCCAATGTGTATATCAGCAGGATCAATAACAAGTAAGCAATCATCAGAATTGTTTTCTCGTTTAATCTCCTCATATTTGAACGTATGATTTTTAACATCTTCTATATGATCTTTGAGCATCTCTTCGAAGCTCGGTCCAACTTTGCCTGGCTTAAAGTTTACACTCCAATGCTTACCTTTATACCATGCCTGTCCAACAGTAGATGGATCAATACCTACTGTTTCACATTCCTGTAGTAGAGCAGGGTTTTCTTCTTTAATTTGCTGTCTTTGCAAGAAGTGAGAAATGGATCTTCTTAATTTCTCTACTGTGTATGTTTCACTTAAGTGAAACTTTTTAACACACATACGAGCTAAAACAGTCTTATTGGTAAACCCTTTTTGATAATGCTCTAAAACATATTGTTTGATTTCATCATTCATTATTGTCGTGCAAGAGTTTTCTAAGCTCTTGAAGTTTAAAAATCATTCGGTTTATTTGATTTTTTGCAGTATCAAAATCGCTTTCCATGATAGACTCATACGTGTCCGTAGACATCTCATTGAGATCATTGAAGTAATTTATAATAAATGCACCGAATTGTTTCATGTTACAAATTTAGCTCTTTTTCCATCATGTGCGCTTCCAGGATATATCCGTCCATAGGACTTATTTGCGCAATAGCTCTGTATATCTTTCTGCTGTTTTTTCTTGTTTCTTTTTTTTCTGTAGAGGTTGAGTCTGTGCCAAGCTGAGTATAAGCTGAAGCATCCATCTCTAAAAGAGTGTCCACTTTTCTTTGTACTGACCATGTTTTGTAGCCTAGTATTTTTCTGATTTGTTCGTCTATTAATTTCATAAGAATTTTTTTAGGTTAGGTGGGTAATAGTTTTTTCCCTTCAGCACCTTGCCATCCTTTCTTTTTAAAACCTTACCGTTTTCTAGTTTACTCATATTGCTCTCATGTACCTCAACAAACATGTCTTCAAAAACATCCTGTAGTCCATGGGCAAGCACGATGCCATTTAATATATATTGCATGTCAACTACCGCATCAGCAATTTCAACAATATCATTGTTTTTACAAGCCTCCATATATTCAGAAAGCTCTTCCTTCATCAGATCAAATTTCAGCTTGTAGTCTGATTCAGAAAGAGCCTTCGGCTTCTTGTTTATCAAAATTCCAAAAGATTTATTAAATTTTTGGACGAGTTCTATAGCATTAATTTTCATAATGCTTTTAAAGTTATATTAATTTTTACAAATCACCAAATATTTTTTGTTTTTCATATATTGTTTTGTATAGCCTCCATATTATTTCTGATGCTTCCTCACTAGACACAGCTATTTCCTTACCACGTTTAACCTTTCCTTGATAATCTAAAACAACAACATATTCTTTTCCTATTGGCTCTATCCAAGCTTTTATGTCATTGCTAAAACACCAAGAACAAGCATTATACATTTCTTTCGTAGGAGCAAAAAAGTTTTTTATCTTTTTAGAAGGCATCTTCCAAGTCTTTTACAGTTTCATCTATAATTTTCGTCTGTACTATTTTGTTTTTTGGATTTTCTATCCAATTAGAATTGTCCCAAGTAGGCTCTCCATTCACAACTTTATCATACCTACCATTGTTGACATTCCATGCAAACATACATTCTGCATCGTTTACTCCAAGATTAGCAAACTTTACTTTCAACACCTTAATCTTTACTAGATTGCTGCTCATCCCTTCTTCTGTCCTCTCTCTGTGAACAAGTATTCCATGAGGACTCATGTCGTAAAACTCACCACCACCCTTCACATCGTAAAATGTAGGAGGCTGTAGCTTACCATCTATCTTTTCAGGCTTTGTAGGGTGTGCAACTATAATTACGAGTACATCATGTTTTTTGCAAAAGTTATCGATCATGTTAAGGTATTCATTTGTATAGTCATTAATACCTAGGTTCTTTCCATTCTTGTACCTTACTTTATTGTATGGGTCAATGACAAGAACCCTTATGCCTTTTCTTTTAACTAATTCTTCTGCCTTCTGAAGAACCTTCTCTAAATCGTAGCCATCATCGTAGTTTATATGAAAGAAGTTTTTTGATACGTGTCTTACTACTCTTTTCCACTTTTCGGATAACACTTCTTTTGAGTCTGGTCTCATGCCGTAGTATTTTCTTACAATCTTATCTACATGTAGGTACGCAGGAAAGTTTTCTGTTGATGCGTATGCTATTTTAAAACCATGCAACATATTGTATCCTACACACATCTGATCAACGAAATCTGATTTTCCAGATGAAGGGAATCCTGTGACAACAATAAATTGTTTTGTGTATGTTGTAAATATGTTGTCAAACTCCGATAGTCCAACACCAAAACCCTTCTGATGACCGTTGAGGTAAAAGTTTTCCAAGTCATCCATTACATCTTCAGCAGTCACCACATTTTCTAGCGGACATTGTGGTGCGCCAAGTATTTTTTCTTTCAGCTTTTCTGCTCCATACTTTAGTAGATAGTCATTAGCATCTTTACAGTCATCTAAATTTACAAGATAACATTTCTCTGCGCCTAGTCTTCTTATTAGTTCAGCCTGTCCTTTCTTACCAGCATCATCATTATCTACACACAAGTATATTTTTGTTTTGCCTTCAAACAATTCGTAATAGTTTGTTAAGTAGTCTAGATTTAACTCTCCGTTTAGATTAAATCCATTTGGAACAGATATTACGCTATTTATACCAGCTTCTACGACAGAGGCAACATCCATTTCTCCTTCCACAATTACACAAGAATCAGAAAACCTTATGGAATCTAAATTATAGAACACTTTTTCCGCATCTTTATACATTTTAAAGTGCTTTTGTGAGTCTCTATATTTAACATTCACTAATGTGCTATCAATAAAATAATTGAAGTGTATTGTGTGTACTTCTTTATTGACCACAGGCATCCACTCAATGCCATCGGTTATTCTTAGTTTGTTTATTGTTGTCAATGATATGCCCCTGTCAAGAAACCATTTTTGTACGTTTTCGCTAGGATCATCGTACAATTTCTTTGGAGGTAATACGTATTTTTCTGTTTGATTTTTCTTTTCGTATTCATGCATTTGCAGTACGATACCACAGTGCTGACAAGTTGCAAGACCTCTATCCCAATCAAGCATCACGCACTTATCTTTTTTCTTTTTTCTGTTTTCGCTACATACAGGGCAGGTATGTGTTTTTGCTTTTGATGGAAAACCGTATTGGTTGTAGTTTTTTATTTTAAATCCATTGATTTCATTCATCTCTTAATATTTTTATTAGTTTGAAATCGAACCCTGGATGATCGTATGATTTTTTGTCTTTTGAAAATTGTAAAAAATTCCCCCTTTTTTCATGCATACCTCTCCATGTATAAATGTAAGTTTCATTCGCAGGAACAGAGGTCTCATCTATCTTTTGATACCTTACCCAATTATTAAAGTGTCCAGTAAAATCTTGCAGTCTTGTTTTTCTTATGTTGCTTGCTTGTAAATGCAACATGAATTTGTCTAATAAAAACTTTAAGTTTTCACTCGACATATTATTCTGCATACACATAGTTTCTACCCATACTGTGTTGCTAATAGATTGTTTGTAAAACATTCTGTTATTGTTTTCTGAAATCTCTTCAGTAATTATTGCTTTTTGTCTTTGCTGATAAGACTCGTAATTTAGCAGTGTTATAAGTGTAAACCTTTTTGTTGTGTCTAAATCTATTTCGCCTGTTTCAAAAAGTTTTTTTACCGAAGTTCTTGTTTGTGATAGTGAAAGACCGCTCTCCTCTGCCAATTCTCTGTATGTAGTCAGACGTTGCCCTCTTTGTACAGACATTTCGTTTTCAATACATGAAGATTGACAGGCCGTTATAATTAAGTGTAGGAATAGAGATTTTGTATTTGCGTCTTTATACCACCTCCATTGCGTGATTTTCGTATGAATTTGTATTGGCCTCTCCTTCATCTCGAAGTTTTCTTAAATACATTAATAAGATTTCTAACTCTTTGTTTTCTTTTCGTTTGTTTAGCTCTAAAATCAGATCTGTCAACATAGTTTGATAAATATCATCGTCATCACCTTTTATTTTTAAAGTCTCCCTTTTTAATTGAAATAGTTTTCCTTGAATTCCATGTTTATAACTTTTATCGCAGAACATCCTGTCTTCTACGCTTTTTACACTATGTAGTACTGTAGCATGATTAAATTCCGACCCTTCAACAAAATGAGCACTTAGCCCCCCAATGGAGGCTAAACTCATTTTTGGACACACATTCTTTATTAAATAAAAGGCTTCTTGTCTAGCAAGTATTATTTCTCTGAATCTTCTTCTTTGAAATAATTGTGATGGCTTTGTTTCATACCATTCACAAACTTTATCGACTATATGAAAAGCTGCTAATATGTTTTTAGAATGGTAAGTCATCTTCAACTACTTTTGTTTCTGTTGTTGTAGGAAAAGGCGAGGCTACACTACCAACAGCATTTGCGTCTTTTGAAGGTAATTCTCTTGAAGTCTTAGGTGTGGCTCCATCAGTCCAGTATGTAGACCCATTCCCTAGCCATATTGGATCTTCATTCGGATTATCTTTATTCTTAGAGAATTTCACACTAATGTTTTGGTTGTACTGATCAACCTCGTCTTTGATTGCAATTTCTAGGTTAGCCCATTTTTCACCTTTTTTTGAGGTTGAAATTTTAGCTTGATTTTGTCCTAGTTTTGTTAAGTTGATTGAAATGTTAGCTTTAATCATGATTAAAAAAATAAAAAAATTAATAAATAAAATGTTAGTATTGTAATGCACAGTTTCATGCTTTTTTTATATGATTCCATGCTCTACAAATTGATTAGGATCTGTGTTTTTGTTTTTATACATATCCACATAATTTAACTCTGCCTCTTGGGCCTTATCTCTACCTCTTTGGTAGGTCTCATCAGAAACTTCAACAATTTTACACCTGTTAGTTCCTTTCTCTACTACAAAAAACATCATTTCATATCCAAAAAGCTCCTTGTAAATCCAAGCTTGGCTATCATAATTATATAGCTTTGCTTTAGCTGAAAATGAATCTATGTTACTTGTAGTCTTGAGGTCAATTATCTTTCCCTCTTTTTTGTTTATAATGTCTGCTTTTCCCTTCCACAAGACTCCGTTACCAAACAAATCTTTTATGTTAGGTTCCTCATATATATTATCTTTATCGAACAATATACTTGCTTTGGTTAAGCTTCGTAAATGAGACTCAATATCTCTTGCCATTTCTATTTCTTTTTCCAGCAACATAATTGAGCCGTGTTCTTCCACTGCATCTTTGTATATCTTTGTGTTTCTATTCGATGCAGAAACAAAAGGTATATCTGATTTACCGAAGAAAACAATCTCGTGAACATAGTTACCTATCAGCATTTCAGTTGTTTTTTCTGTGGTCTTGTGAAACTCTTTTGGATTTTTAGTTAACACTTGTATGTCCGAGTTCGAAAGATACTCTTTACCAATACCATTGTAGTATTGATCGTCATTTCTTAGCATCTCTATTTGATCTTTATATTCCATGTTTCTTTTGTATTAATCGTTTGTATTCGGTTTTCATACGTCTAGTCTGCATGGCTTTGATCGCATCTTCTTTCGTACCATTCAAAACATAGTCTAGTCCTTCTTGAGTCAAAAATGGTCTGTTGTCAACAACACTACCAACGGTAGCGTTACCATCATCATCTTGAGCTTGTAGCCCTAACATCGAAGCTAGATTGTATCTTCTGAAATAAGTAATAGCACTACCTACCTTTTGTGGATCTGACATCTCTGGTAGAGGTATACTGCTTTCCTCTTGAGTTTCTGTTTCTGTACATCGTAGTATCGTGTACACCTCACCGTTTCTAATCGGTTGTAAGAGCAAAATACCGTGCTTCTTAAACAAAGGTATGGTCTGTTCAATTAAGCTGTTTATATCGAAGTATTTGCTTTTGTAAAAAGGATTTGTTGCATCCTTTGATATCTTGCCTATCTCTTGTTGAACGGCAAAGAGTTTTGTTGTAATTGACATTTGATTAAATTTAGATTAAAAATACTGTTTCTTTGTCCTTTATCTTGCGCATATAGTTTATATGCCGCTCGATTTCTTCTCTTGATTTTTCTACTTTTTTAAATGCTCCTCTCGCTTGATTTAAATATAATTGATCTCTTAAATTCACCAGTTTTATTTTGGCTTCTCTCCAGGCAATTTGCCTCACACCTTTATCTACACCTTCTTCTGCGATGATGAGCAAGTCATCGCTTGATACGCTTGGGTATAGACTAGAGTTCGTATATACTATAAATATACCATTTTCATCACTATATGCCTTAATATTAAACATAAAATATGTTTTCACGCCATCACCATCCATATCAGAAGGCTCTTTCATGGTGGTTAATTCAGCCCATATTTTTTCTTTCAATCCTATGTTTTTGTAAGAAAGTCCTATTTGTGACTCCATTTATGAATAATTTTATTGCACATATTTATTATATCATCTGCTAAATGTTTCGCACAGTCGTCTTCTATTTTTTGTATAGTTTCTTCGTCTGTTACTCTTAGCATTTTTACTATTAAATCCTTTCGGTCATTTATCATTTTATCAATGTATTCATACACATCATTGAACACCTGTATGTTGTCTTTGATCATTACATCTGAATGTAAATAATCCCTCATTTTTCTGCCCTTGCAGTAATTACTATCCATTTAAAAAATTATTTAACTTACTCACATTACTTATAACAATATCGTTATAGTATTCTATATTGAATTCACAGCTATTATAATAATCCATTGCATCCTTTTTTGTTTCGAAATCATCAAATTCTACTTCAAAAACATACCATCTATCATGTTTGTCTTTCTCAACAAGGAATTTAGATTTGTTCGCTATATCTTTTATCACCATGTTTGTTTTTGTGTCTATGGAATAGACCCTAAATTCTTGACCTATCAGCAACCCCCAGCTGTCGTCATACTCTAATTTTTCTACTCTGTATATTGTCATCGCTTTAAATTTTATGTGAATATAATCATATTTATTAACATTTGCAAGTTTTTATTTAATAATTTATATTTTTTTCGAAATTATCGCCCTTGTATGGCTGGAGTCGACATCGCCCTTGTCAGTCGCCCTGATGATAGTGAAAAATGAAAACACATTTGCATGTGTTATCATTATTATAAGCTAAAACATATATAAAATATACCTATAATTAATAAAATTTGTATTATTCTACTAAGAATGTCTATTGGTTTATTTCTTCCCATTCCAATCGTTTTTACTAATTGCAGATATGTGTTTGAAAATCATATCGTAAAAGTCCGAATAACTACATTCATCACGTTTTAAAGTGAAAATATATTCACCCATTTGAAATTCTATATTGTTTATACTTGTATGTTCTTTGAAGTAATTATATAGGTTTTCCATGAATTCTGTTATTAAATAACCATTACTTTCTATAGGTATATTTATAACATTACCATTCATTTTTATCCATACATATTCATATTCTTTATGAGAAAACACAAGTTCATCAGATGTTAGTTCGTTTAAACAATCATCTATGTCACAATAACAATTTTTAAAGTCTTTTCTTGCATTATCTGGATGTATGTAATCATCAAGATATTTTATATATACACTGCTTTTTATTTCTTTGTAATTATTATCAATTTCTTCCCTCATATCACATACTAATTGTGTTATTATTACGTTGTTTTCTGCAATGCTTCTTAAAGCATAGTGTAATTGCATATGCAAGTGTGCATCAAACTTTATATTTTGTGTAGCACATATTTGCATATACATTTTTGTTACAATTTCAAGTTGATCATGGTTTTCTTTTGTAACAATACCGATATTATTTATTTTGTTTTTTATATTTTTCATACTAATACATGATTTTCTATATAACTATCTAACATTATGTGTAATACTGAATTTTGATCTGTATCATATTCTATAATATCATCACCTAATTTTATTTCTACAACATTTCCAATATTTTTTACATATCTGTGTAAAGAATCAACAAATGCAGTTTGTGTTGTACCGTTTGTGTATGGGATATAAATACCTACTTCATTTGGTGTGTTAACAGCTACAAATATTTCAAAACATTTAAATTCTTCATCATGAAAGATTAGACTTTCGCTGACATCAGCATTTGTAGCATTGTCTGTATGTATCCAATTACCACTAAAATCTTCTATAGCTTCTTCATGTAATATATTATCTCCTTCATATTCACAATATACCGCATCTTCATGATGGTAATAATCATTATCTCTGTCTGACCATACAACATCATCATATACGAATGATTGATCACTGTATTCTGAATATCTAGCACATTCACCACAATAAGAGTCACCATCTATATTGTGACAATCATCATAATCAAGTTCATTGTCACAACTATAACAAGAACCGTTACTTCTGGTATGACCATCTGTCTCACGTAGTTTGTCACCACCACCTTGGTTAGCTAAATATCCATCATTCATCATAAACATAGTATCCATAAATGGATAGTAATCAAATTTTGTTTCTATATTCACACGTACATTACGATCAATAGTACGTATTTCACCATCCTTTAGATATTGAAATGTTTTTGGACAATCATAACTTTGACGTTCTTTCCATGCATAGCCTTTTGTTTTGCAATAATCTTTGACCATTTGTATTGTACTATCTGTGCCATATATTCGATCTATAAAAGCATTCGTATCATCAAAATAGTTTTTGTTCCATATTTTTTTGTCCCATACAATAGCACGACCAACAAGTTTATCATCGTTATCAATTACAATTATCATACGTATACCATCTTGATTGTATATATGAAGATAATCTTCGCAAGATGAATATCTCATGCAACTCTGAGCTAAACTACCAGTATTATAGTCAGCATATCGACCTTTATAATACCAGTCAATTATAGCAGAATGATGTACTTCTCTAATTCTAAATGATTTGATTAACTGACTTTTTGCAATGTTTACCATTTCTTCATAATCAGCATCTGTTTTCTTATAAAGCCATGGTAATGATCGTAAAAATTTACCCCAAGTTACATTTCGATCTTCACCTTTGATTTTAACAAGCAAACTAAAATCTTTCTCATCAGTTACATTTCGTAACTGTGCATAACACATATTTTTGCTTGTTGTTTTTAATCTAGAAATGATAGTGATTTCTTTATGAAATCTAGTGTTGTGATATAAATCACACCATTTTTCATACTCATAAAAATATTTACATATAAAGTAATCTATATCATATTGATACAATGGTTTATCAGAATAATTATATTTTCTGAAGTTTTTATTACTATCGAACCAACGTTCAGTACTCATTCCTAACTCTACAAATATGTCATATAATGTATAGACATCAGGATGTATATTACCAGCATTAAAACATGCATCTATAACTTTATCTGGTATATTATATAAATTTTTAAATTCAGTCAATGGTAGTCTCATCTTCAAAAAATTCTGTTAGTTCTTCTGTATACATCATGCATGTTGTACAATAATTATCATGTAACATACAACCAGGTCCACAAAT